AATTGCCTGATAAGGCATACATTTGGTTAGTTGGAGAACCTCCACCAATTTTTGCTCCGTGAAAGTTTTCAAGCTTTTCTTGAAACATCGTTGGATTATAGGCAGTTCCAGCTTTTTTCCAGTGCTTCTCATCTAACTCTTTTAGAAAATCAACTAATTTCCTGTTATAAGGAACATCGTAAGTAATATTGGCTTGTGGCATTATATATATATTATACTAATAAAAAAATATAATATATAAAAACTGATTTGAATTATTTGGACGAATATCCTAAATTTTTAAATATTTTTTCTAATTCAATTTTTTTTTAATAGTGCTTCTTTAGTCGTCCTCCACTTGAAGCTCCAGCACTCATCATTCCCCCAGATTGAACTCCAGCACTCATTACCCCACCTCGGGTGTGCTTCCTCATTCCTTTTATTGCCGTAAGAGATCCGTTCAACATTTTTCCACCAACCATTCTTGCGACTTCGGCAGAGGTCATTGCTGAAGCTTGAGAACCAGATTTGGCTGACAAAACCATTTCCTTTGTCAAAATACCAGTATAAATAGACGATACCCCTGACTGGGTTACAAAAATTCCCGAATTCACGCAAACAATAATAATTTCAGGAGTAATACTAAACCCAAATTGATTTGTAACACCACACTGAAATTGGAAATTATAATTACCGAGAGAGCCACAACTAATATAGTCTGGAAGAGATAAATCGTAAGCAGGATTAAGGACCAAAAGAGAGCCAGTAGAAGCTACAAGACTTCCAGCACCAGTAGCGTTGTTAGTAACCAATTGTTGTCCCGAAAATTCACCCCAAGATTGAGTTGAGCCGTTGCGGACAGATAATCTCCACAAATCATATTGTGAGGCTGATGACAATAGACCAGATTGGTTGTTAAGATTAATGCTAATGTTATTCAATGTCAAGAAAGAAGAAGAGTTATACCATCTCTGCTGGGACATTGGGACACGAACGTTAATAAGGAATAAATCTGGAATTTGATTGATTTGAAGATTTGAAGAGGTTAAAGTAGCAGAGGCAAGTGAAGCAACTGAAGGTTGATTGGCAGAATTGGTTAAGTATCTTGGGAAATCCATATAAGGCACAACGTTCTTGGTTTGGATAAGGTCGCTTGGTTGAGTAGAAAGGAACTTTAACAAGAGAGCAGGTGCGGAAGGTTGTTGGGCGATGCCGACAGCAGAAGCAGATGTAAAACCGTTTGGCTGTGCTGCTGTTCCTAAACTAATAGAGGTGATATAGTTATTGGCAGTTGAGAAAAGACGCTTACACTGGGCATCAATATTTAGGGTAACAGTCATATTGTTGATACCCAAAAGTCCCTGACAGTTATATTCGGGGTCACCAAAAATAAATGGAGACAAAATAAGCGGCTCACTAATAACAGTAGAAACAACAATAACCCAAGTATTAGTTACAGCAACCGCAACTGGGGAATGGTCTTGAAAAACACCTCCCTGATAACGAGAAATAACAACCGCAACTGGGAACGCACCACGAGGCACTTGGTCAATATCAAAAGAAGAGTTATCAAAAGCAGAAAGTGGGTTGTTATTTGCTCCTACACCATCTGCGTAAGAACCGTAAGCACAGTCTGGAAATGCTGGGGTAGTAGAATTGTATCTATATAACTCACGAGAGTTATTCATACGAAGTAAAGACGGGAGAACGTCTTGAGTATTAACAGTCACAGTTGTGTTGTTAATCTGGGCTGTGGCAGTAGTAAATAAAGAATTCAATGGGAACGCTTGTAAAGCATCAGTTAATCCGTAATCAAAAACACTGGAGCCAATAGGCACTTGATTAGCAGCTACAGTGGCAGAACCAGCAGCAATGCTAAAGGTAAGTCCTGATGTTAGCATTACTGCTCGGTCAATGACTACATTCTCACTTGGAACCTGAATATTAAAAATAAGTGCTGAATTGGAAGCACTTGTGGAAGGGAACCTTTGGTAAGTAGTTTGGGAAGCACCAGATTTAACGGCAAAGTCCAAATCGGCGGTAATATCCCCTATAACACTATCTTTTACAAGAACAGTTTTAAAATCGCTCATTTTATAATATATCTAAATATAATAAAATCGGCGGGAAAAAAAAATTAATAATTAACAGCGGACGAACTTTTCTTAATAAATGCGAATTTAACTGTCACAGAACCACCACTATTTAAAGCAAATGGAATAAGTTGTCCTGTTTTTATTCTATAAAAAATAGAAAGGTCTAAATTGTAAAGAGGACGGTTCCCGTATAAGGTAACATATCGGTATTGGGCTGTCGGCAAATAAACGAGGGACGGACGGTAATTACCTGTATCACTTACTAAATCCGTAATAATGTTTGCTGTATCGGCGTTATTACCGCCTAGAACAATCTGTTCATTATTATTATAGACGACTGGCGTTGATACATTATTTGGTTGGATAGGTAGAGTATTTGAAACGAAAACTATTGCTAAAATGGGCGACCAATTCTCAATTGTTGGGTATTCTTGGTATAAACTATAACCGTCCCAAAAAACAACAGGAGCAGAATTCGGCACTGTTACTTTCGTAAAGTTAAGTCCGCCAAAATTCGCTAATTCTAAAGCGAAATTTCTTCCCTTTGATGAAAGTATGCTCCCATATCCTAAATATCTAGCTGGGAATGAGTTAAACAATTGAAAACAGGGGGCATTCATATAAATACGAATTGGGTTAGTTCCAGCTAATTGGTTAATACAGTAAGCATATTGTCCTATCAATTGAGCCGTATTGCTTGTGCCGTCCCACGTTAAAAATGGGGCGTAAATTGCGGGATTCGCTACACCTGCGTTGATTAACTGTTGAGAAAGAGATAAATCGGCTGTTCCGTAAGGCACTTGTCCTAAATATCCAAATGCTCTTTGATAACTAACCCATACTAAATATGTCCAAAAGGAATATGAGTAACAATTGTAATAGCCACTATCGTTAATTTGTATTCCATTTGTTCCTAAACTCTGGGGAACTGGGATTGATATATCTTGGGGTATCCATTCAATAAAGCTCTGTGCTGTGTATTTAATACTTGTTATTGGGTCTATATAATCTAAAGTAACAGAATATATCGTTAGATTAACATCATATGGGGGAATACCTTGCTGTGATGCTGGTTGGATTGATGGAATAAACAACGGAAGGGTGCCTGTTTCAACTGTGAAACGAAGGATAGACATATAATAGTCTTGCGGGACATTAATAAATGGTAAGGTTCGTTGTTCGTTATAATAAAATGGCTGCGGTTTAGTCTCTGTATTTTGAAAATTCGTTACTGTTAAATCGAAGTATATCTGATCGGCGTTTGTTGAGTTTTTTACTAAATTAAATTGCGACATTTATATTATACAATATAATTTTTTTTCTAAATTATAGTTTATAGTTTATAATCAGCCCTTATACAATATCTCATTAGATAATTGTTAGGGGCTGGGATAGCATTTGCTAAAATTTTCTGGACAGAACCATCACCAGCGTAACTTACTGTTTCGTTAGATAGGACAACAGATACTGAACCTAATGGGTGGGAATTATTATTTCCCCCTTCTAAAAAAGTTTGCGAGGGGGAGCCAGTTACATCTTTAGTATATCCATTTGTTGTGATAATTGGGTGACCAGTAGTTTGACAGTTAAAGGTAATGGCATTTTGAGAATTAGTTGTGAATGGAGGAATGTTTGGCTCTGTTAAACTAAATTCTACACCAAGTGTTCCAGAAGACCCAGGATTACTCGTGTTCGCATTTACATTCGTTCCTGATAAAAAATAATCTACTAAATTTGGTAAATCAAAATCAATCGCTGTTTGCCCGTATCCAACCCCATCTAAAATCCTAAATAATTCAGGGTATTCCGCTATAGTGTATGTTGAACCATTACACACTAAAAACCCTGATGGCACTACCTTTCCAAAAAAATTAATAACTGCTCCAACTGGTAAATTATAATTGTTGTAATTCAATCCTGATTTCGTTGCCATTTATACTATACATCTATATTATTTTAAACTTTTAAGAAAAGTTTATCAAAAATTCTTAATTTAAACTTTTAAGAAAAGTTTATCAAAAATTCTTAATTTAAACTTTTAAGAAAAGTTTATCAAAAATTCTTAATTTGGAAAGAAATGATTTTTTGTTTTTATTATAAACACCATTTCTACACTCTTGATTACAAATGTATTTACATCAACAAGAGAAAAATCAACTGGAGCGACTACTCCAGTTCCATTACTATAAATATATTGTGGTGCTGAATTACTTGTCATATCTACAGTTGATGTAGAGTTCCAAGTTGTCATTACTTTATTATTTCCAATAGCATCACCATCTATTTTTGCTTTTGATGTAGTTGAAGAACCAGTTTGAAAACTACCATTAATATCTGCTCCAATAGCCATTCCAGTTATACTTGGTAATTCTTGTTCTGTTAAAGAAATATTGGCGAATACAACTCCTGAACTCGTTGGAGTTGGTTGAGATTGACCTACTACATTATCAAATTTTGGAACAAAGCCGACTAAATCAGGCACATTAAATTTTCCTACTCCAAAAGAACCGAAAGTTGTTCCAATTACACTAAACAGTTCAGGATAATCTACTTCAAAATAACTTGTTCCATCACAGACTAAATAATTCATCGGCATTCTAACAGCATCTATACTCCCAGAGTAGGCAATTACTGAACCTATAGGCATTGGGAAATCATTAAAACCTTGTGTGCTTTTAACTGACATTATTATATTAAATATAGATATTATAATTAAACTTTTAAAAAAAGTTTATCAAAAATTCTTAATTTAAACTTTTAAAAAAAGTTTATCAAAAATTCTTAATTTATATTTGGATAATTCCCTTAATTTTTAAAAAATAAATCCACTTAATGCTGGGTCTAAAAGATAAATACTTTCAGGATTGGGGGGATAAAAAGTTGTTGAGGCTGGTGTAACAATAAATGGATTGCCTACAGCGACAGGTAAATTTTCGTAGTATGGTGGGATAAAACCAGCAAACGCTTTTATAATTGGCAAAAAAGATAAAAAAGCTGGTTCAATTTCTCCTGCCGTTTGAATTGGGTCAATGGTCTCTTGACCCCCATTAGTATATCCAATTGTTCCACCTGTAACTGAACCACTATAACTACTAACATCACTGCTGTTTGCTTTAATAGCATTTGTTGCTGTTAATACAGAAGCACTCGTGGTTTGACCGTTGTTAAACCAGACACCTCCATTGATGTTAGCGGTTAAGTTCCAAGATTGATAAGCGAAATTCGCTTGAGATAAACTGGGAATTGTTGCTCCTAAAACCAGAGATGGTGGAAATGAAATAATGCTTTGATTTGGGACTGGGTTGTAAGCGTTACCACCTTGTAGATATTGATAAGTAATTAAATCTGGTAGATTAAAATGTTCCGCATCTACAGAGCCAAACCCATTTCCTAAAACATCAAATAAATTAGTATATTCACTTTTTAACAAAGACGAACCGTCACACACTAAAAAAGAAAAAGGAACTTGTGATGAAGAATGGTATAGGACAGACCCGACTGGGACAGGTAATCCTTTATAACCGTATGTTGATTTCGTTGCCATTTATAATATATAATTATAAAATATTATAAATAGAAAAATTATTTTAAAAGTTTAATTTAAACTTTTAAAAAAAGTTTATCAAAAATTCTTAATTTAAACATTTGTTAATTTAATTAGCTGAACTTTTCCAGCATTAATATTCCAAGTCCCAACACTCGTATCGCAATCTACCTCAAGTGAGACAACTGATGCCCCACTACTTCTTACGCAGAACGAAAGACTTGGAAATGTATTTACATCAGTTAATGAGCCACAAGATGATACTGGGTTAATCCCTACAAAAGCCGTTAGCACTGATTGGGTTAAATCTCCATCCAATGATATTTCGTTGATAACTACTAACCAAACGCCTACAGGCAACGGAGGAGATGTATAAACAACTGTATTTTGTCCTGATGGAATATTTAAAACTTGTTGCGTTACCTCATTTAAAAAAAAACCCAAAGTGAAATTCTGTTGAGACTTCCAAGACATTTTATAATATACCTAAAGAAAAAATATTTAATACTGGCTTTAATGACGAACAGTAATCCTTAACATTTTAGGGAACACTTTTGGAAAACCCAAACAGAAAAATATTTTTTAAAGTTCATCAAATTTTTCTGGATAAATTGAGTGCTTTATAGAACTTCAAAATCATATTAATACTGGCTTTAATGACGAATGAAGAAGTATATTCTTTTAGGGAACACTTTTGGAAAACCCAAACAGAAAAATATTTTTTAAAGTTCATTCAATTTTGCTGGATTAGAAGACACCTCTTATTAGTCCTCTTGTGCCTTGATAGATTGGTTCTTGAAAAATCCGCTTGACAAAAGGGACATTTTATTTTATCATTTGCTCGCTCCTTGTGTTGCTCCTTCTGGACTATTTCCAGCTCCAATTTTCGCTGTTCGTAGAACTTTTTTACCTCATCATACTCTAATTCACATCGCTTAAAATAACAATTAAATACTTTTGTTGTGTTGTTCTTATATTCGGTATAATCACCATTCCATTTAGTATTATTGTGTCTGTGATTGGTATGCTTTAGTAGAATGTCAGGAGTTTTAAACATTTCTGTTTTTTCGTCCCATTCTGTTTGGTAAAATAAATGTTGCGTGTGTTTCATCTGCTCATATTTATTCATCTTTACCATTTCAGTCATTTCATTTTTGAATTTTTCTAATTTTTTTTGTAATTGTAATTGTCCTACCTCTTTGTATCCATTGTAGAACATTCCCCATTTTGTCCTATCATATTGTTCGTCATTCGTCATCATATTATTAGTAAGTTTTGTTTGTAAGATTATTATTGTCTAATTATAATAATTTAATTTTCTAATTCAATTTTTTTTTTAAATAAAAAAAGGTGATTAATTACGCAAACGAGCAGGAATAACAAAGACAGTATTACATTCGTCACAAATATTTGTTTCGTAACAAAGCGGTTCTGGATTATTACCGTAACCACTAAACGACTTTTTACAGCAAGGGCAAGATTTTTTACGCAAACGAGCAGGAATAACAAAGACAGTATTACATTCGTCACAAATATTTGTTTCGTAACAAAGCGGTTCTGGATTATTACCGTAACCACTAAACGACTTTTTACAGCAAGGGCAAGATTTTTTACGCAAACGAGCAGGAATAACAAAGACAGTATTACATTCGTCACAAATATTTGTTTCGTAACAAAGCGGTTCTGGATTATTACCGTAACCACTAAACGACTTTTTACAGCAAGGGCAAGATTTTTTAGTTTGGTCGGTATTCATTTTTCGTTTAAAACTTGCTTTTGTGTATATTGGTAATTACTTTTCTAACCAGAAAAAGAAAATCAATTTTTTTTTTTTTGAGTATGTTTTCTTTCTAACTAAAAATTTTATTAAGAATTTTTGATAAACTTTTTTTAAAAGTTTAAATTAAATTAAGAATTTTTGATAAACTTTTTTTAAAAGTTTAAAAAAATATCTTTGCTAATCAAGTCATTCAATATGTCTTCGTTTTTTTTTGTATTTTTAATTAATTCCTTTAATGCGTCAAGGGTTGTCTCCCAGTAAAATTCCATATTTTTATATAAATAAAATTCGTATAGCTTCTCTTGATTTTCCCAGCATTCCTTATCCCAAGATGCTTTGGCAAATTCCTGTTTATTTTTATAATCTTGTATTTCCTGTTCTGCTACTAAAATCTGTTCTTCTAAATCTGGTTCTCCCATATATCCGTTAATAACCCAATAGTGATTGCCGATTAAGGATTTATTTTCCATTTATATTAAACTTTTAAAAAAAGTTTATCAAAAATTCTTAATTTATATAAACTTTTATTATTTTTCTCTAACTAAATTAATTTTAAATAATTGAACACATTTTTTTAATTCCTGTAGCGAATACTCTTTATAATTTGGCGGATTTGTTCTACCGATGCTCTCGTAATAAGATTCTAAA